TTTGCCCTATTAGTATAATGGTATTACACCGGTTTTGTAATCCGGGTACGGGAGTTCGATTCTCTCATGGGGCACCAAGTTAGTTGCGGGATTCGTATAATGGTAATACCTTAGCCTTCCAAGCTAATGCCAGGAGTTCGATTCTCCTATCCCGCTCCAGTTTTATGCGGTGTGTAATAATACGACATGGAGTACCCCTTCATGTTAGCTGTGTGAATCAGTACACCGCTCCATTTAAAGGTGATTGATATGAATATTTTGCCACTGAAAAATAAAGTTTTAGTAGAACGTTTAGAGAATATCAACACCACTAGTTCAGGAATTATCCTGTCATCTTCTCAGGAACCAGATAAAGCTAAAATTTTAGCAGTAGGTCCAGATGCTGATGGTGTATCTGTTGGTGATGTTGTACTGCTCGATTGGAATGCAGCCATGCCAATCGATAATAAATATGTTGTGCCTTCAACAAGTATCGTTTTAATTTACGGAGAATAAAATGTCCGATGGTGGTAAAGGTTCTGCTCCAAGACCATTCAGTGTATCACAAAAAGAATATGCTGATAACTATGATAGAATTTTTAGAAAAACACCAAAAGAGATTGAAGATGCTTTAGCTGAAGACGAAGCGTTCAAGATAATAGAAGAAATAATGAAAGAACGCACAAAAATTAATTTGCCTAATAAATAATCTGGCGGGTTGGTGAAACAGTATCACAGTGGGCTCATAATCCTCAGTTCCGGTGCAACTCCGTGACCCGCAACCATTACATCTGAGAAATAAATTCTGCTTCAGGAATTCTAGTCTTGGTGTTCTTACTGCCAAGAACCACAACAATTCTTCTACCGATATCGGTGTCTAACATCATTACGATGCAACCACCAGATGCCTTGATATAACCGGTTTTGCTAATAATAAAATCGTGTCTCTTTCCAATAATTGGATTTGTATTGTTGAATACCATCCAGTTCTTGCGTATCTTAATTTTCACTTCCGACATTTTACTATATTCTATTAATTCTGGATAATCTTTAGATAATAACACAAGATCAACCAGTTCTTCAGCGTTACTAACATTACCGGCATCTAAACCTGTAGGGTCAGTGAATCTTGTATACATGAAACCTTGAAGATGAACCTTCTTATTCATTGCTGCAATACATGCAGGCAAACCACCAGGATATTTTTCGCAAAGTAATCTAGCTGCATTGTTATCCGATTTAACAATTGAAAGTTGTAACAATTCTCTTCTGGTGAATTGATTTATCTTTTCATCTAAGTTTTGTTTTGCGTCCAGAACAACCATAGCAGAAACCAGTTTCGTTATACTGGCTATGGAACGAATTGCTTTGGTATTTTCACCCTGAATAATTTTTCCCTTTTCGTCGGCAACTAACCAACTCTGTGCAGTCAATTCAATCGCGTTAACGTTGCCGACAAGGAAAAAGAATAATAAAATAATTTTAAACATATTAAATTTTCAAAGTAATAATAGTATATAGATATCAATTGGAAAGAGGATTGTCTAGAGCCTTTTTGATCTTATCGTCAACTTCTCTTCTCAATGTTCTGATCTCTGTCTGTGTATCTCTTTGACCTTTAGCCACTTCTTGATTGATGCGAACTATTTCTTGATTGATTTCTTTAACAGTTTGATCACTATATCTTCTAACTTCTTTAAGTGTGGCATCCACTTCCTTTTTTACATCCTTGACAGTTTGATCTGTATCTCTGGTGGATGCTTTACTGGATCTTTCTAGATTTTCAACAACACCTTCCACTCTACGAACATCATTCTTTAAATCGTTCTTAATGCTGTTTGTATATTCTGTCATCTTGCTGGTATTTGCATCCAACACTTCCATCTTTTTATAGAGTTCGGTTAAGTCTGGTGTAACATATTCAGCAATTTTCTTCTTCATACTCATGTAGTCTTTGTATACTTCAAACGTACCATAAAGACCGCCTAGTAATGAAGATGCCAGTGTGAATGCGACCATTAATTTTGCTGGAGTAAATTCGTATCCACCAATTGATATAACTGTATCTTTACTTGCATATTTTTTAACAGCGGCTTCCGCTTCATCAATTTTTTTATTAACATCTTTGATTTCTTCTGACATTTTGTTTCCTTATTTGTATTGTTGATTGACCATTTCTTGGTGTAATCTATCTGTACCACCAAACATTCTGGCTGTATTACGATTTTCAATAACTCTTTGACCACCATAAATTGAATATGGTCTATAACCAGGAGCATCAGTCAACGTTGCTTTACTATAATTATCAAAACCGGGTGTGAATCCCATTGCTTGAATTACTGCATTTTGAATTTGTTTTTGTGATTCTAGATCACTTGCTTTACCCATTTCATTAGCAAGATTTTTACCTCTTTCTACTGCTTCGGCTTTCGCTGCAGCTTCTCTTCTTGCTTGTAGTTCTTGTCGAGGGCTTGCTGCAGGTTTAGAATCACCACCTCGCGCTTGCTGAGTTGCACCACCAGCCGGTTTTTCTCCACCTTCATTTTTGGCTGCAGGTGCGGGACCAGGTGAAGCTGGACCTGGTCCAGCAGCCGCAGGTCCAGGAGATACCAATTGAACAGGTGCTGCAGGTGCTGCAGCAGAGTTTGTTGTTGGTGGCGGTGAAGAAATTGCTTTATCAACGTTTGCGTCACCAGTCTTTGATACACCAACCGAAACTGAACCATCTGAACTGACTGATGGTGATGCGGTTGTTGTCGATGTTGTTAAAGGATCACTTTTCGCAATTTCTCCTGCTGTTGCAACAGTTGATGCCATGCCTTGTTGTTCAAGTAACATCTTGGTTGCATATGCTGTCGCATAGTTTGGGCAAGTTTTATCATATAATCCATTCAAATTGCATTGTTGTGTAAAATACGCTTCTGCGTATCCGGAACAAGTTGTAGAATATAGTGGATTAATAGAACATTGTTGAGTATGATATGCTGCAGCATATCCGGGGCATGTCGCATTATATAATGGATTAATTGAACATTGTTGATTGTGATATGCTGACGCATAACCAGAACAAGTTGTGGAGTATAAAGGATTAATTGAACATTGTTGTTCGGTGTATGCTGCTTGATAACCCGCACAAGTTGGTGAGTATAATGGGTTGCTTGTACAAGGATCAATAACAATATCAGGTGTTTGACCTGTAGTTACTTGTGTCAAACCAGGAATAGTAAAGTTCTGGTTCAAACTGCCTTGTTGTATGACTGCAAATTCACCTTTGGATGCATCACCAATAACACCAATTGCTGGTGTATTCCATGATATCATTGCACCCGTCCAACGCATGTCTATATTACCCGTGCTATCAATTTTTAATTCGAAACTTGTTTTGTTTGAAGGATCACCAAGTCTTTCAACATTATACCAACCATATGTCATACTATTTGAATTACCAAGTGAATAGTGATTATTACCTGAAGCACCATACATGTCAGTCTGCATCATTAAAATACTGTAATTGTATGCTGATGATGTATTTCTATCAATTGTAATACCATTGCAGCAGAAAGTATTGTTTGAAGGAAATCCATTTACGGGTGGTCCAAACTGCACTGTACCATTACTATACATTGTTGAGTTGTTAAATGTTTTATCGAAGAACGGAAAATTAAAACCTAAAGGAACATTTGCGTAACCATCATCCCATAATTGATAACTTGTTGCCGCTGGATTATTGTTTATGTTCTGCAATGGCTGTGGATTAGCCATGTAATTCAAAGACAGTGGGCTTCCAGGAATTGGAATCGTAACTATTTGTGCTTGTGCTACCGAAATATTCAGTACACATGCAACTAATAAACTCCAGAGTTTCATTAGTCTCTACTCTTAATTTTTTGTGGAATACGATGTGGATTTGCTTCCCAAAGTGCTCTGGCTTGTTCACCAATTTTACCGTCTATTGGGCAAGGAGTTCCAGCATTCATCATTGCTGTAAATACTCTTTCATCTTGACACATAATAGCAACTGCTGCAACTTTCATACCCATGTCATATGTTGAACGAGCTAACTTTAATCTCTCACAATTCTTATCGGTCATTGTTGCACCAAAAGAAATGCCAAGAATTTGAGTTTGAGTTGCACCGGATACAGCAACTGCACAAACATCAGAGTTGATGACTGTGACGGCAGGAGCCACGGCTGTTGGCGGCGGAGATTTTACGGTTGTTGTACTTTCGGTAATTGTTTGTGTGGTGCTTCTACTAGTCGAATCAGTCACAATGGGATCTGCCATTGCTGGAAATGTAACCATGACAAAAAGCATTGCGGTAAGCTTTTTGATCATTTTTGCCTCTTTTTTGAGTGTATTGACAGTGATTGAAGTTTGTGTTATAATGAACTTCATAAGTATTTATATAATCACGAAAGGATGTTCTATGAAAATTATGTTATTTAAACTTGTAACTCACGAAGAAGTCTTAGCTGAAGTGAGTGAAGAAACCGATACCACCGTATTACTGACAAATCCTGTTGGTGTTGCGGTGGTAAGAGGTAAAGATGGTGCACCAAATGTTGGATTCGCACCTTTTCCACTCCATGCAGAACAAAAAACTGGAATGCAGGTTGCCATTAACAAGCAACATGTAGTATACTCCTATGTTCCTGCCGAAGATTTTGTCAATAATTATAATCAATTATTTGGCACCGGCATCATTCTACCCAAACAACAAAGCATCATTACCGGTTAATGTCTAATTTCTACACCAATGTTCAAGCCCTAGGTGGCAAGATCCTGTATCGCGGGATCATGGACGGAAAACGTATCAAACAAAAGGTTGACTACGAACCATCACTATATCTTCCTGCCAAGAAAGATAAGGGCACCCACAAATCACTTGATGGTCTGGACTTGTCTGAAAAACGTTTCGACAGTATCTACGAAGCGCGAGAATTCTTTAAGAAGTATGATGGCATTCCTGGTGCACCCAAAATCTATGGCAACACCAGATATGAATATGCATTCATTGCAGATCAACATCCCACGATGGTTGAGTGGGATCAGGATAAAGTTTCTATCGCCATCGTAGATATTGAGGTTGGTTCAGAAAACGGATTCCCAGATCCTTATCTAGCCAATGAACCTATCACCGCGATTGCAATCACTTATATCAACGGCAAAACCTATGTGTTCGGATGTGGTGACTATGAAGTCCAAGGTGATGAAGTTTATGTTAAGTGTAAAGATGAATGGACTCTCTGCAAGAAGTTCCTGATGTTGTGGTCGGATAATTGTCCTGATGTTATCACTGGTTGGAACACAAAGTTCTTTGATATTCCATATCTTGTCAATCGTTTTCGCAAAATTCTCGGAGAAGATGATGCAAAGAAACTTTCTCCTTGGAATTATATTTCTGAACGAAAGACAAACATTAATGGCAGAATGTTGATTGCATATAGTTTTGTTGGTGTCGAATCTCTCGACTACATCGAACTCTACAAATGGTATGCGCCGGGTGGTAAGTCACAAGAATCTTATCGACTAGATAATATTGCAAACGTTGAACTTGGTGAAGGTAAAATCTCATACGATGAATATGAAAACCTGCATCAGTTGTATCGATTGAACTTCCAAAAGTTTATTGAGTATAACATCAAAGACGTTAAACTGATTCTTAAACTAGAAGATAAACTGAAACTGTTGGAACTGGCACTGACTCTTGCATATGATACCAAGTGTAACTATGAAGATGTGTTTGCACAGACACGCATGTGGGATTCACTGACATATTCTTATCTGTTGCAACAGAAGATTATTGTACCACCACGTGAAGTGCAGGATAAAGATTCCGCATTCGAAGGTGCATACGTGAAAGAACCACAAGTTGGTCTACACAACTGGGTTGCCAGTTTCGACTTAAACAGTCTGTATCCTCACCTGATGATGCAGTATAACATTTCGCCGGAAACTCTAATCGAACCGGCAGATTATACGCAAGAAATGCGTGATGTTCTATCGCAAGGTGTTTCTGTTGACAAACTTTTGAAATGCCAAATTGACACATCAAGTTTATCTGGCGTCACAATCACACCTAACGGGCAATACTTCCGAACAGATATTCAAGGTTTCTTGCCTAAGATGATGGAAGAAATGTATGTTGACCGCAGCAAATTCAAAAAGATGATGTTGCAGGCCAAGCAAGAGTATGAAAATGAGACCGACGATTCGAAGAAGTATGACATTGAAAAACGAATTGCACGTTACAATAACCTACAACTTGCAAAGAAGGTTTCACTGAACTCCGCTTATGGTGCTCTCGGTTCACAGTATTTCCGTTTCTATGATTTGAGAATGGCTCTCGGTGTTACCACTGCCGGTCAATTGTCGATTCGTTGGATCGAAAATAAGATTAACCAGTACATGAATAGTATTCTTAAAACAGAAAGTGTTGATTATGTCATTGCATCAGATACTGACTCGATCTATCTCAATCTTGGACCTTTGGTGCAATCTGCGATGGGGGACAGAAGTCAAGATATTAACCGGGCGATATCCTTCATGGATAAAGTTTGTGAGACTAAGATTCAACCGTTTATTGACAAGTCTTATGGAGAACTTGCTGACTATGTTAAGGCATATTCACAAAAGATGCAAATGAAACGCGAGGGTCTGTCCAACAAAGGTGTGTGGACTGCCAAGAAGCGTTACATTCTGAATGTGTATAACAACGAAGGTGTTCAATATAAAGAACCACAGATGAAGGTCATGGGACTGGAAATGATTAAATCATCCACACCATCGGCAATCCGTGAGAAGATGAAAGCGGCAATTCAGTTGATGATGACTGGTACCGAGAATGATGTTCAAAACTTCATTGCCAACTTCCGAGAAGAGTTTAAAAGATTACCACCAGAAGAGATATCTTTCCCGCGTGGGCTTAATGGTTTGAACACATATTCAGATTCGGTTACACTATATAAAAAAGGTACACCAATTCACGTTAAAGGTGCAATTCTGTATAACCACAACCTCAAGTTGATGGGATTGGAAAAGAAGTATCAAAAAATTCAAGAAGGTGAAAAGATCAAGTTCACCTATCTAAAGATGCCGAATCACTTCAAAGATACCGTTATTTCTTTCCCTTCCAGAATACCAAAAGAGTTTGAACTTGACAGGTATATTGATTACGATGTACAATTCGACAAAGCATTTTTGGAACCAATTCGTGTGATATTGGATTGTATGAAATGGAAAGTTGAGAAGAATAATTCTTTGGAAGACTTCTTCAGTTGAAATATAAAAGGAAAACAAATGAGTATTCTTGATAAAATTAAAAAGAACAGCAGCATCAAAGATTCTGCTATTCTGGCGAAATCGAAATTCTTTACTGATAAAGATATGATTCCTACGGCAGTGCCAGCAATCAATATCGCATTGTCTGGTAAACTAGATGGCGGTTTAACACCAGGTCTTACGATGTGGGCAGGTCCGTCCAAACACTTTAAGACGGCCTTTTCTCTATTAATGGCTAAGTCTTATCTAGATAAATATCCTGATGCAGCACTGCTATTTTACGATTCAGAATTCGGTACTCCGCAGTCTTATTTCGATAGTTTTGGTATCGACACTGAGCGTGTACTTCATACTCCTCTTACCGACATTGAGCAATTAAAGTTTGATGTGATGCAACAATTGACACAATTGGAACGTGGTGAACATCTTATCATTGTGATTGATTCAATTGGTAACCTTGCATCCAAGAAAGAGGTCGAAGATGCACTTGAAGGCAAGTCTGTTGCGGATATGTCACGCGCCAAACAAGTTAAGAGTTTGTTCCGTATGGTAACACCTCATTTGTCTTTGAAAGACATTCCCATGATTGTTGTCAACCATACATATAAAGAAATTGGTATGTTCCCGAAAGACATTGTTGGTGGCGGCACCGGTTCTTATTATTCTGCTGACAACATCTTCATCATTGGTCGCCAACAAGAAAAAGAAGGAACTGAAATTGTTGGTTATAATTTCATTATCAACGTAGAAAAGAGTAGATATGTTAAAGAAAAATCTAAAATCCCTGTCACTGTATCTTTTGGTGGTGGCATTAGCAAGTGGTCAGGCTTACTTGATATTGCATTGGAATCCGGACATGTCATCAAACCCTCAAATGGGTGGTATAGCAAAGTGGATGTATCCTCCGGTGAAGTAGAGGACAAAAAATATAGAGAAAAGGATACCGATTCAAAAGAATTCTGGTTGCCTGTTCTGAAACAAAAATCATTCCAAGAATTTGTGGAAAGCAAATATCGTGTTGCCGCAACTGAAATCATGCAGAGTGAAGACGATGAGGGTGTCTTAAATGATTGAGGGCGTTGATTTTTGTTACATATATCCTAAGAATGATGTAACAACAGTTCACATCAAATTTCTACAAGGACCTTATAAAGATACCGTATTCAAATATGGTAAGGTTAAAATAAAAGAAGAAAGTGACGGAGTTCATTTACTTTTTGCTTACGATGTGTTAGAATCTCAAGTCAAGAAACCAGCCAAGCTGGAAAAAGACGAAGATTTCAAAAATTATATTGGTGACTTATTGGTAGAGATAATGTCATCTAATATGGATGAGGATATTATTGATGAAACTGGAACAGACAATACTGAAAAACTTAATTTACAATGATGAGTATCTACGCAAAGTTTTACCTTTCATAAAATCCGAGTATTTCACCGACAGAACCGACAAAACGATCTTCAATCAAATCACATCGTTCGTTGAAGCCTATAATTCGACACCTTCAATTGAGTCACTAGTTCTGTCTATCAAAGAAAATAGAAGTCTGACGGAAACAGAACTAGAAAAATGCGAATCGTATCTTAAAGAAATAGAAGACGGCAAAAAAGAAGAATCTAAGATCGAATGGCTTGTAGACAAGACGGAACATTTTTGCCAAGAAAAAGCAATCTATAATGCAGTTCTTGGTTCAATTTCGATTCTTGATGGTAAAGATAAGACACATGATAAGGGTCAGATTCCCAAGATTCTCTCTGATGCACTAGCTGTCAGTTTCGACAGTTCCGTTGGCCACGATTATCTGGAAAATTCTGATGATCGTTATGAATTCTACCATCGAAAAGAAGAAAAGATTCCTTTTGATTTGGATTATTTTAACAAAATCACCAAAGGTGGTCTTCCTGCAAAGACATTGAATATTGCTCTTGCTGGCACCGGCGTTGGTAAAAGTTTGTTCATGTGTCACGTTGCTGCGTCATGTATGGTTCAAGGCAAGAATGTGCTATATATCACCATGGAAATGGCTGAAGAAAAGATTGCAGAACGTATTGATGCAAACTTGTTGAATGTCACTGTGGATGATTTGGTCAACTTATCTAAGGAAATGTATGACAAAAGAATCGCAAAGTTAAGGGAAAAAACTGTTGGTAAGTTAATCATCAAAGAATACCCAACAGCAGCAGCATCGGTAACACATTTTAGGACATTGTTGAATGAACTCAATCTCAAGAAAAGCTTTGTTCCTGATATTATCTTTGTGGATTACCTCAATATTTGTTGTAGTTCTCGCGTTAAGGCAGGATCAAATGTCAACAGTTATACCTATGTTAAAGCAATCGCAGAAGAATTGCGAGGTCTTGCCGTTGAGTTCGGATTACCTATTGTTTCTGCGACACAAACAACAAGAAGTGGATATACTTCTTCCGACCCCGGATTGGAAGACACAAGTGAGTCTTTTGGTTTGCCCGCTACGGCAGACTTGATGTTTGCATTGATTTCTTCCGAAGAACTGGAAGAACTTGGTCAGATTATGGTCAAACAGTTGAAGAATCGTTATTCTGATCCAACACAATATAAACGATTCAGTCTTGGTATTGACAGAGCGAAGATGCGTCTATATGATGTTGAACAATCTGCACAAAATGATATTATTGATTCTGGTAATGACAAACCATTGAATACTTTTGGCAATAGAGAAATGAAAGCCAAAAAGGCTTTCGAAGGTTTTAAAGTATGATCTTGAACATAGACGATGCAATTCACTGTGCAAAAGTATTCAAAGATTACTTTGGTGAATTCAATCGTATCGATGAGTACATGCGAAATCAAAAGTTGGCATCTCTTTCTGAAATGCCAAGCAATCCTCTTTTTCCATTAGAAGATGATTTGTTTTCTGATTTCAATATGCATCCGTGGGACATGGACTTTGAAGTCTGTGAGATTCCAATTGATCAATGGGAAAATCTACTGAACATCACCAGTTCTCACATCAACATTTCTCCTGTTGGTCGCCAGGTTCGCCTGGCTGTCATCGAAAAGAACACGAAGAAGATTGTTGGTTTCATTCGCCTTGGTTCACCAGTAATTAATATGAAACCAAGAAATGAAATGTTGGCGCAGGTATTCACTCAACAACCAGAGTGGGCAAAACGATTCAACGATTCTGCAATGATGGGATTCGTAATTGTTCCTGCACAACCATTTGGTTACAATTATCTTGGTGGTAAACTTCTTGCAAGTATTTGTACATCACATGAAGTTCGTGAAATCGTCAACAAGAAATATGGCATGAACCTATGTTTGTTTGAGACAACCAGTTTGTATGGTAGTACAAAGACAGTTTCTCAATATGATGGTATGAAACCATTCATTCGTTTCAAAGGTTTAACTGATAGTGATTTTGTACCACTTATGCATGGTAAACCTTACGAAGACCTGAAAGAATTTGTTGAAAGTAAAGTTGGAGATATTGTTGATCCGGAATCATCAAGTAAAAAACTAAAAACAACAATGACAATCATTGCTATGACTAAAAGTGCATTAAAGGCTGATAAAGACGCATTAAGTGACTTTAATGATACAATAAGTAAAGCAAAGAACCTGACAGAACAGAAGAGATACTATATCAGTGATTATGGTTTCAAGAACATGATCGATTACGTCAACTGCAAAACTGATAAACTAATTCCTGGTGAAAACCATGAGAAACACTATCTTGTCAATTTGATTCGTTGGTGGCAAAATAAGGCTGCTGGTCGGTATGCAACATTACAAACGGAAAATAAATTGAAAACTGATCTAGAGGTGTGGACTTCAGGTAAAGAGATACAAATCATAAGATAAATACTTTCATTTGGAGATAATAATGGCAGCTTCAGAAGGTGTTGATTTAGAATGGTGTATTGTTGAAAAAATGCGTATAAAGAATAACGAACAAAAGACATTTACAAAGAGTTATTCTAGTAAAATTTTAAAACAGGCCGACGAATGTGTTGACCATATTTTGAAATATGCCGGCAGAAACAAAATTGAAATTTGGCACTCTGATGATCCAAAAGGTCCATTCGGTTCGATTTATGCAAAACCAGAACCAAAAACCGATATTGTACTTAAAGTTGGTTCAAAACTTCATACAGTTTCGGTTAAAATGGCTGGTCCCGTTCAACTTGCATCTGGACAAGGAGCATCGTCAGCTGAACTATTTGAATCTGCAGCCAAACATTTGCATTCACAAAAAGAAAGTAAAGTTCTTGTATCCATTATTGAAGGACTGAAAAAGATGCCAACAAGATTGCTTTCAACAAGTAATCTGGCTCGTATAGAAAAAGAAGCTTCTCCCAAAGTTATTACAGAATTTTTAAAGAATGGTAAAATTATTCAAGACAAAAACTATGAATATTGGTTGGAAAATAACAAAGAAGCACTAATGTCATCTTTATTAAAATATGTTGAAAGTGATGATGACTTCACAACTGCATTATTGTATGAAGCAATGACTGGTGAAATATCACTTAAAAACTATAAAGGTGCATCAGCTGATAGTATTATTAGTCCTAAAGGTTTCCATGAAATTGATGGTCAATACGTTGAGAGTGTCAAAAGAAAAGTTAAATTTGACATAAGAGGAAAATCCAGAGGCGGAATAACTGGTGTTGCATTCAGAATTGATTTAACTCAGTAAGAGACTTATAAATGCCACTAAACGAATTCGACAAAATTTTAAAAGAATATAAAGAATCCGATTTCGATTACGGTTTTTCTGCCGTATCGGAAGAAGACTATAATTCAGTAATCAATAAAACAGAACAGACAGCCGAAGACTATAAAAAAAGACTAGAAGATATTGAGAAAATAATTGTGCCTCTCCTGAAGAAACTACATAGTACAGGCGACAAAGAATATATCTACTGGCCAAATCGCAAACCTATTATTGAAAAACAAATAGAAATTATATTGAAACTTACAAGAGGTTAAATTATGAGCGTGACTGTGATTATACCAACTACTGGTGCACCAGAGTTGAAAGATGCTATTCGTAGTGTACTGAATCAATCCTATGATACAAAGTGTTATGTTGTTGCGGATGGACCGAAATCACATTCTAGAACAAGAATCATTTCAGATGATTTTTTAGATAGAAAAAACTTAACACGATGTTTTCTGCCACTTAATGTCGGCGAAAACGGATTCTATGGTCACAGAGTCTATGCAGCGTTCACTCACCTAATTGATACCAAGTATGTGGTTTACCTGGATCAAGATTGTTGGTTTGAACCAGATCATATCAATAACTGCATCAAGACAATAGAAGAAAAGAACCTGGACTGGTCCTATTCGCTCCGAAAGGTATGCACAAAAGATGGTCATTACATATGTAATGACGATTGTGAATCACTTGGTAAGTGGCAAACATATCATGGTGTTAATCATATAGATACTAATTGCTATTGCATTAAAACTGAAGTTGCGATAAAATTAGCACAGGTATGGCATGGCGGTTGGGGTCAAGATCGTGTTTGGTTGAATGTGTTATCACAACATTTTCCTAAATTCGACTGCACAGGAAAGTATACTGTCAACTATCGTGTTGATGGTAATGCTGGTTCTGTTAATGCAGACTTCTTTTT